TCCTTTGGTATAGTTTTCACAGTACTGTAATCAAAATTTATGTGAAACTAAAAAAGTAAAACAATGGGAGGAAGAAAAGAAAAACAATCCAGTCAAGTGGTCCAATAAATACGGTGGCGCATGGCTTGAAAAAGCAGAAGGAACAATCTTTAATAATTGGGAAATAGGAGAATTTGACAATAGCTTACCTTATATTTTCGGTCAAGATTATGGGTATGATGACCCAACAACATTAGTAAAAGTTGCAATTGATAAAAAAAATAAACTTCTTTATGTTCAGGAATGTTTCTATTTGTCAGCTTTAGATGAACAACAAATCTTTGACTTAAATTATAAACACGCTGATAATAAACTTATTATAGGAGATTGCGCAGCAAAAACAACAATACAGAGTTTAAGACGTAAAACAACGGAGGAAAGAAAGAGTATTAATTTAATCCCTTGCGTTAAAAAAGCCGGTTCGGTTTTGACTGGAATACAAAAAATGCAAAAATATCGTATTATTGTAGAAAAAAATAGCATAAATTTGATAAGTGAGCTAAACAATTACATTTGGCTTGACAAAAAGAGTGATACACCAATCGACAACTTTAATCATTTAATTGATCCTTTACGTTATGCGCTTGACTATCTTGATAGATAAATTTTAAAATATGGTTATAATAGACAAAATAAAATCAATTTTTACTTTAAAAAACTACTCGCAAACATCAAATTTAAGTAATCGTTCTTCTTTTTCTAAGTGGTTTGGGTTTGGTGGGTTTGGTTATAATCGCATAGGAGAAAAGCAATTAATAAGCGAAGGGTATCTTTCAAATGAAGATGTTTTTGCTGTCATTGATAAATTGGTTCAAACGTCAGCGTCCATTCCTTTTTGTTTATATGAAAAGAAAGCTGATGAGTGGATAAAAGTTGAGGATAATAGTAATTCACTTTATAGCTTACTAAATAAGCCAAATGAGGATCAGACCAATAAAGAATATAGGATTGAGCAATACACAAATTATTTACTTACTGGAGATAGTTTTGAGTTAAAAGATACTGCTTTAGGTTTTACAGTTCCTACATCATTGTATATCTTACCTTCTCAGTTCTTAGACTGCGATACTGTTATAAATCAAAGATTTTTTGAAAAGCCAAAGAGTTATATTTTTTCTTATGGTGGTTATAGAACAGAATACGAAGCAGAACAATTAATCCACGCTAAAAAATTAGACCCTTCTTACCCACAAGATAGAAAAGGACTTTCAATGTTACAACCTTCTTATTTGGCTTTAGATACTTCTAATCAAGTACATAAAGCAGAAGCTGCAATGATTGAAAATAGGGGTGCTACCGGAATGATTTCAAGTGATTCAAAGGAAGGCTATCCAATGACTGCTGAAGAACGTGACGAACTTGATAATCAATTAAAAAGCAGAATCGGAGGAGCAACAAACTATAATAAAACATTAACAACTTCTCAAAATGTTAAATTTACGGCTTTAGGTTCTAACTTAAAAGACTTAATGCTGGACCAAATAGACATGAATAAACTTCGTAAGTTTTGTAATATTTACGGAATGAGTTCACAACTTTTTAATGATCCAGCAAATAAAACATTTAACAATTTAGCAGAAGCAAAGAAAAGCCTTTATACAGAAGCAGCTATTCCATTGGCTCAAACATTTATTGACAATTGGAATGAAAATTTAATTCCTATATTCAATGAAAGAGATAACAAAGAATATTATATTAAATTAGATACTGAAAAAATAGAGGTTCTTCAGAAAGATAAGAAAATGGAAGCTGAAAAGTCTAAATTAATGATTGATGCAATCTTACCAATCGCTGAAAAAGTAACAATGGGAACTTTAGACAGAAGTGCAGCCATCCAAATTTTAATCTATACGTACAAAATAACAGAAGAAGAAGCTGAATTGCTTATTCCTCAGGCAGTAGCAACGCAAAACAATCAAGATAATGAGCAGTAAAAAAGGTTATAAACGCAAAAATTGCGACTTTGAGATAAAAGCAGACGCAAAAAATCGAATGGTTGAAGGGTATTTTTCAGCATTTGACAATATTGATAGTGATTTTGACAAGATTTTGAAGGGTGCTTTCTCTAAATCAATAAAAGAGCATGGTCCTGATTCTTCAACTAATCGAAAAATTGCGCATCTTGCTTATCATGATGTTACTCGTCCTATTGGAGTAATTGAAGAATTGAAAGAGGATGACAAAGGCTTATACTTTCGCTCAAAAATGGGAGAACATACAGAAGGAGAAGACTTCCTTAAAATGTATGAAAGTGGCATTATCAGAGAGCATTCTATTGGTTTTAATTACATTGCTGATAAGATAAAACAAGCAAAAGAAGGAGAACAAAACATTTGGGAGATTCAAGAGGTTAAACTTTGGGAAGGTTCAGCAGTTGTTTTTGGTGCTAACTCAGAAACTCCAAACCTTGCAATTATAAAAAGTCAAGAGGATATTAATACATTTTTGGAAGACTATAACGAGCGTATGGAAATTTGCATAAAAGCTGTTGTAGATTGTAATCTTTCGCAAAAATTTAATAACTTGTTTCACCTTGAATTAGAAGCCTTAAAAATTGGATACAATTCACTTGTAAGATTTGAGCCATTTAACAAAAACACTCATGAGAAAGAAGAGCCGAATACTGAAAAAGAGGACCAAATCAAGAAACAAGAAAAAGAACAAGAACAAAGAAAGAAATTATTTTATTAATTAAAATTATATAGAAATGAGTTTAACATTCGCACAAATCGAATTTAAAAGCGCTGCTGAGAAATTAGCAATGACACAAGAAGAACTTGCTGCATATTCTGCAAAGCAAGAAGAAACACAAAAAAAGAACTGGGAAGCTGTTGAAGCATACCAAAAAGAAGTAGCTGCAAAACAAGAGGAAAACTCTAAAAAATCAGCTGAATTAGAAGTTGCTTTAAAAGAGCAAAGCAAAGTAATTACTGGTTTAAAAGAAAAAGGAAATAATTCTTTAGCTAATGCTTTAGAAAAAAAGACTGCTTCTATTAAAAAAGCGATTGAAGAAATTGCGCAAAAAGGAAAGGCTTCTTTCTCTTTAGAGCAAAAAGCAATCACAAGCGCTTCTGTTGTTGATGGTACTGACCAATATTTTTATGGTATTGATGGTATTGGAAAACAGCCAGTACGTATGTTGGTTATGGAGAATTTGTTTTCTTCTGTTAATGTTGGTCCTAATTCTGGGGGTACAATCAGATACACAGACCAAGATGTATTAACAAGAGGTGCTGACAACGTTGCAAATTGTTCTTTATTTCCTACTTCAGATATTACATGGAAAACAACAACTGATTCAATTAAAAAAATCGCTGATTCTATTCCGGTTTGTAAAGATGCAATGGAAGATTTTGCGTTTATTGAATCTGAAGTAAATACTTTCATTCTTGAAAATTTACGCTTGAAATTAGATGAGCAGTTATTATTGGGAACTGGTTCTTCAAATAATCAATTAAATTCTGTTGATTTTTACGCTCAAACTTGGGGTGTTGGTGTTGGTTCTCCAATCGAGGGAATGGCTGCTTCTATTCCTTTTCCTACTACCTACGATGTTTTAGCTTCTGCTATCTGTCAAATCGTTAATTCTGGACAAGCTAATCGTTCTTATTACAATCCTAATGCGATTGCGATGAATCCAACAGATGTTTGTCAAATGAAATTAGAGAAAGATGCTGATGGAAACTACTTGCTACCTTTGTATTTTTCTGCTGATGGAATGTCAATTGATGGAGTTCCTGTTTATGCTACTCCTTTAGTTCCTCAAAATTCTGCTTATGTATTTGATTCTTCAAAAGGAACAATCTACACAGAAAGAGAGATTATGATTGAAATGGCTGACGAGCATGGTACTGACTTCTTAGAAGACTTTATACGTATCAAAGGTTCAATGAGAAAACAATTAATCGTAAGAACAGTAAACCAAAATGCTTTCTTAAAGATTACTGATATTGCTGCTGCTAAAACTGCTTTAGCGAAACCATAATATAAACAAAAGCCCTTGCTAATCGTGAGGGCTTTTTAAATTAATTAGTTATGATTGTAAAGTTTATAAAAAATCATCCTATTGGTATACCAAAAGGAACAGTAAAAAACATTGATAATAAATTAGCTGAAAGATTTATTGAAGCTGGTTATTGCGAAGAAGCAACAGAAAAAGAACACAAAGCCTATTTAAAAAAGCTTTCTGATGCTAAAATTAAAGCAGTAAACGCATTGAATAAAAAAGACTGTAATTGTAATGAAAAGCCAAAAAGAGGCAAGAAAACAACAGTTTGCAAAGAATGTGAAGAAAAAAGATTAAATAAAAAATAAATGTTAGTATTACAAATTTCTGATTTTACAGTAGGAAAATATAAGATTCCACAAGCGAAAGGAGTTTGTGAAGGACAACTACAATCTTATATTGATAGGTATGAAAAACGATATTTAGTTGATTTATTAGGTTGTGAATTATCAGAACTTTTTATTGATGACTTAACTGATGGCGTTCCAACTGATCCTATTTACTTATCAATTTTTAATGAAATTTGTATTGATTTACGAACTGGATTTTTTAACTCATACTATTGGGCTACTGGTTTATGTTATTGCCAACCGAAAAGAATAATTTCAAGAGGTATAAAAGAAATGTTAAAGGGGTTTATTTTCTTTCAATATATGAGAGATTTACCTAATCAAAGAGATATTACCGGAATAAATCACGTTGATAGCGAAAATTCCACAATGGTAGGTTTTGCTCAATGGGGTATTTCTGAATTTTATAATGAAAGTATTGAAGATTATAACA